TTCTGAGTCTTCCACCTGAAAGAGTACAAACAGTTTCTCCCCAGTCATAATCAGGTCTTTTTAAAGGATCTCTTAAGATAATGTCTATGTTAGCTTCTTCTACCAAATAAGTAGTCATATCCCTAGGAGGGCAGCACTCAGTTTTAGCTAAAGTGCTGACCCTCTTAAAAGAGAGATAATTATTGGGAAGAGAATTACTTACATAAACGTTATCAGATTCTATACCCTGTAAAGATGTAGTTTCCAATAACTCTTGAAGATCATCAATGAGCATTTTACTTTGCTCATCGCCTTCTTTAAAGACATTGTTCCCATGAAGCTGACGTCTACACCACTCAATCTGAGCCTTGTTAAACGCTTCAACTATTTGCCAGCACTCTATATTATCATAGTCGTTACTAGCTAACTTGTTTAGCCTTTGCTTAAACTTAATTTGCAGTGTAGTGTTGTTCATAGGACTTAGCTACCACAAGCTTCACAATCTTCAGGATTTTCCAGATTACAAGTTGGCTGAGGGGCCTTCTCTAGCTCATTAACAAAATCAGCAAAGCTGTCATCCATCTGAAAGTCTTTATCTTCACTCATGGTTATATATATTTAGGAGTTCCACATTCCTTCTACATTGCTCATCAGCTTCATCATAACCTCTTCATTTAGAGGATTTTGCAAGAATCCTACTACATCTGAAGGTGTACGTCCTAGAGCTGTTCCGCTGTCTAGATCATAAATCATACCATCTGATTTAGTAGTAATCATTCTATATTGTGTGGCATCCTTTACAATTGCTTTAAGCTTCAACACTTCCATGCTGAGTCTTGCTGCATCTAAGAATACCTGAGCAGTTTTCTTTTTATCTCTATCAACTCCTAGACCATTGATGTAGTTATCCATGTTCTCGTAGATGATATCATTAGGCGTGTTCTTAGTGTATTGTGTGCTATTAGCATCAACAACCTTAGCAACCAAGAACATCTTGTTAGCTTGCTTGTCATACATCTTCTGAAGTTCTGCCAATGCTTTATTGCGCAGCTTAGAAATTTCTGTACGGTTAGCAGCCGTAGTCTCCAACTTGTCAAGGAAGAATTTAGGAGGGGTTGGTTTGCTCCTAGCAGCTTCCAAACTTTTTGTTACAATTGAGAACCCTCCGGCTTCAATTGCATATAACTTAATTAAGTCATAAGGGTCCTTTACAGGATCCAAAAATACTGGGTCATTACCACACTTAAGAGTAATCTTACTCCAGAACTCATCATTATCTGGTCTTAAAAGCTTAACCTCTTTCCAGAAGTCTTTACTTTCAGGATCAATAACATTAGCAGCTAAGTCTTGCTCTAGTGATGCAACCACATCACGGATCTCACGGATCTTAGCAGCTCTTTCATCTGCAGGAAGCATTTTAACTTCTGGCGCAAATTCATTAAGTCCAGTTACATATCTCTTGATCCCGTTAATCTCTAAACAAGCAAGTTGCTCTTCATGGTATACACCATCCATTAGAGACATCTGATAGTTCTCAAGACCCATGTTACTGATACTTGGGTCAAAGTAAGGCTTGATACTAATCTTGCCTGACTTTCCAATTTGGTATTTCTCTACAATAGTCACACTCATTTTTTTTGGTTTTAAGTTAGTGTAATCTTGATGCTTGCCAGGGTTACCAGTCCTGATAAAGTAAGGTGTACAGCAAGCAAATTAAAGAAGATTGGGAGAGGTTTTACCCTCTCCCTTCTACTATTCTTCTTAGAATGATCCTCCTGTTACAGGGTTTCTCATTACAATCTTCAATACCTTAGTAGCATCTTTAACCCAGATAGCTGGCATTGTTTGTGTCATGAATACACGGTATCCGTTGAAGTTACCAGAAGACTGGAATCCTTGTGTACGTCCCATGTAATCCATAGTACCATTTTGGTAGAACCACTTCAATTGGTTATCCCAAGACAATTTCAACAAGTAGATGTTGTCATTACCGTTTTCAGTAACATCAAATACTACAAAGCTGTAAGAGCTTAGTGGGTGACCATCTACTAGAGGGTTCTCAATATCATTAGTATGTAGGTTATCAAACGCTGGGTTCAATACAAACTTAACGTTAGCCAAGAAAGGAATAACGTAAGAAGTGTATGCAAAACCAAAGTTCAAGTCCATGTTAGTACCAGATACTGCACCAATGTCAGTAGCACGTACCAAAAGACCAGAAGCATTAGCTTCAGCTTTGATAGCTTCATTAACAAGCTTCATACCGCCCAAACCAGTTTGTACAATGATTTGACGTTGTGGGTCTGGTCCAGCCAACTCTACGCGGCCTTGGTAGAAGTTCATCAATTCTGCTTTGAACATATCTAGTGAGAAGCCAGACTTGTTGTATACTCTCTTGAAAGAGTTATCCAACTGCTTCCACAAACCTACAGAAAGACGTACATCATCTGGTCCGTCCTGACGTACACGGCCACCATGACCCCACATCAAGTAAGTTTCAATATCCTTAGCAATCTTAGACAAGTGTGCTGCTTCCAAGTTAGTAACAAAAGTACGGCTCAATGTACCGTTCTCCATGCTACGCTTAACTGCATCTTTACCCATCTTAGATACCATGTCTTCCAAGCTAGTAATAGATGGATCCATGCTGTTATCCAAGTTTCTCCAGATCTCAGTTACAGGAACTGTACCGTCTGCACGCATACCACCTTTCATCATCATGTCAGCACGTGAAGAAATAGAGTAGTGTACGTGTGCTTCTGCACCACCTACGTAGTTGTAGAATTCACGGTAACCAGTAGAAACATCACCCATGTCAGAGAAACGCTCACCGTACTCACCACGTGCAGAACCTTTACGGAAGATCTTAGTACCAGAAGCCAAGTACTTGTTATCCAAGAACTTCAAGCTATCATTGTTTACCAACTGTACAGTGTAGATGAATCCGTCACCAGCAGGAAGAATATCTTCTGCAGTGATGTACAATTCAGCACCGTTGTACTTGTCATAAGTAATGATGTCACCATGTCCAAAAGCACGCTTGTTAAGCTTGATTTTGAAAGTAGTACCATCAATACCTTTACGCTCATTACCAGCTTCAATGTCTTCAATGATGTAAGGAAGATCCTGAGCTACAGGAACTTGCCATTTATACTCACCACGAGCATTGTCTACAGTGATGGTATTTTTACCACCAAAAGATGCCATCTGGTATAGTGGCATTTCAACCTTTTGAGCCATAGCCCAAAGGTCTACAGGACCCATATCAGTTGGTTCTGCACTACCTAGCATGTTTGCCAAGTGGTAAGAATCAACATGAGATGACGCCTTGTAAGAAGTATCTCTCAAAAAGATACCATTGTTCAAAACAGGAGTTGCCATGTTTATCTAAATTTAGGATTAGTAATTATTGTTTAAAACCTTTTAAATATGTTATTTGGTCTAGGTAGTCCTCTAGACTTCTTAACTTCTTTTTCTTCTAATACAGTTGATGACTGACGTTTACTTTGTTCTGTCTTCAACTGGCGTACAGTCTTCTCTACAGTTTCTGCCTTAGCTCCTTCTTTAATCTTACTATGGTAACCATCTCTATCAGATAGCAACCAAAGAGCTTCAGCAATCAACTCATGATTAGGCTCTACATACTGGTACTTCTCTAGCAAGTGACCTAGCATATTTGTTTGTCTACCAGATACTGATTGGTAATTAGGTTCTACCAAACCCTGGTACAAAGTTGCTTGAGTCTTTTTGTCTAGCTTGATACCACCAAGCTCTCCTGCTTTTAAAGTCTCATATACATTTTCCATATAAGCATTAGCAGCTTCAGCCTGTTGTTGCTTACGTGCTTCTTGTTCTGCCACCTGTTGTTGTACAATCTGCTCTTGCATTCTGTCCAACTTTGGTTTGAACTTATTAGCAAGCTGCTCTAGTCTACCAATGTCTTTATATGAATCAATCTCTTCTTGAATCTCTTCAGCATCACCAAATCCTGTTGCAGACAAGTATTGTCTTACAATCATTTCTTGGCCTTGCTCTGATGAAGGATCTAATTCTCTAGTAGCTTCTACTTGAGAAAGAGCTCTAAATAAACTCTTAAGATCTCTACCACCATCCGCTACATATTTAGCAGCATACTGAAGCTCTTCAGGAAGAGACTGGAAAAATTCTTGAGGCGTTTGTTCTCTAATTTTTCTTTCTCTTTCTTCAATGTTGGCTTGAATCAACTCCTGGAAATCTTTAGCAGTGTACTCTTCAATAGGCTTATCATCATCAAATGGGATTAACATCTCATCTGTAATAAGCTTACTGAAGACATCTGCTACACCGTCAATTTTCTTACGGCCTCTTTTCTTAGGAGCTTCATCTTCACTTTCTTCGTCTTCTTCTACTGCTCCTTCTACTTCTGTAACCAAGTCTTCAAAAGACGTTTTATCAGCATCTTCTGATCCTTGTTCAGTACTGTCTGTAGAATCAGCAGCTGGTGTATCAGCTTCTTCTTCATCATCAAGAAAAGACATATCTGTCTTCTTATTTGAAAGAACGTTTGCAGTTTTATCTGCTTCTTCATCTGCAGGAAGAGTCACTGACTCAGCTCCTGGCATTCCAAAGATCTCATCTAGATTAATATCTACCTGAGATACATTGGTAGATTCCTCTACCTTGTTAGTTTTTTCTTCACTCATTTTAAGTTGGTTTTTCTCTCACTATTAATATACAAATCTCTGAGGAATAAACCTCAGAGATTTGCTTTTACATTATCTTTTACATGTGTTTTTTGGAAGTATATAGCTAAGTACTATTTCTCTTTCTTATTAGATTTCTTTGCTTGAGGAACATCATACTTGTTTTTGTTCTCTCTAGCAATCTCTAACTGAGTATTAGCAATACGCTCTTTACTCTGAATTTCTTCACGTTTAAGAGCCATAGTCTGCTGCTGGTTAACCTGTTTATTGCTTTCCTGCTCACGCTTCAGAGACATTTGAGCTCTATACTTTTCAGTCTCTCTAATGTCTTTAAGTGAATCTTGGAAATCAGAAACTTTATTCTGGTTAATATCCTGCATAGCACCATATCCCGAAGCTTTGATTTCAGCCTGAATAATTCTATTCTGACGGTCTTTATCATTTTCTTCAGCTTCAAATCTTCTAGCCATCTCTTTTTCTTGAGCTTCCATTTGAAGTCTTTGCTGCTCCATTTCCATTGCTTGTTGCTGTTGAGCTTGGCGTTCACGCATTTGTTTTTGTTCAGCATCCTTCATGATACTAGTAACCTCACCAATACTATCAGACTTGATAATATTACCAAGATCATAAATACTAGCACCAGTAGTGTTATTAGTAAGAGCCATCTGCTTAAGTTGCTCAAGGATTCTTCTGTGATTTGCTTTAGTAGTACAGAAGATATTAAAGTCTCTTAGCAAAAGTGTTGTACCATTGATACTAAAGTTTACTTTCTCTCCTTCACTAGTAATATATTGCAACCTTACAGAAGGGTTGTTACTATGGTAGTACTGAGCTAGATCTGTACGCATCTGATGGACTCTTGGCATTAAATGATCTGAGTGCTGAATAAAGTATGTTTCAGTTTGTGCGTAAGACATCTCTAGCGAAGCCTGTACACCAGTAGCAGTTTGTTGTTCCATGGCCCCACCTAAACGCTGAGCATTAACACCAATAGCTTCAAACGCTTGGTTCTTAAAGTAGTTAGCCAACTGTGTTCTAGACATCAAACGCTGAGTCTGCTCTAGATTCAATACTTGGTAGTGTTGGAAGTTAAGAGCATTCTCTGTATTTGTAATAGACGTGTCAAGAGGAAGCATTTGGAAATCCTTCATTGCTACGTATGCTTTAGCCAAGTTATTTTTACCCCAGTCTTCTCCTAATGAGTGACGTGGAATAGCATTCTGGTCTAGCATGATTACAGTACCTAATTCATCTACAAGGATATCTGCAATCTGGTTATTTACAATATTGTATCCAATCTGATAAGGCTTCATCATATCTACTAGAGATACTGACTTGGTGTTTCTATCAGAGAATACAGCACCCTCTACAGGAAGCTTACACCCATATAGAGTACTATCACCTTTAAACTGGAACTTAAGTCTACCTGGTTCTGGCTTATCAATACCCAAGTATATAGGACTCACTCCATCTGGACTAGTCATTCCCCAGTAAGTTGGATGATTAGGCCCAATCTTGATACCACCCCATACTTCATTAATCCAAACCCAATCAATATGATCACCAAAGATTACATTTTCTTTAGTCTTTTGCCTTGAGGAATTTGTATTGTATAAAGGTTTATCTAATACAGTATAACTATCTGTAACAATATCTTGAATTACTGTACCATCTTCTAATACTTTAGTAAGATGTCCAACACGTCTCTGAGTCTTCCAATAAACTGTAGATACTCTAAGCATGAAGGTTTTACCAAAGTCAAACAAATCTTCTGACTCTCCTAAAATCCAGTCTACAATATCACCACCGCCACTAAAACCTAAGTCATAGTTAGCCACAAACTGACGATAACCTAAAGATCCATTCTCAATACTATTCCATTCATGTGATCTAGTACCATCATAGAAAGATCCATCATTAGGTGTACCAGGAATTGCATAACCAGCTGCTCTAGAAGGATAAACATTCTCAAGCTCTTTAATCTGATCTTCAGTCATCAAGTAACCATACTTATCAATGACATCAGCAACACTCATCATATCTGACTTACCTACCCAGTTAGCCTGAGAAATGTAACGTACATCAGGTGACTTATGATAGAATGTAAGAACAGGATTCCACAATTCAATATCATAATCATCCTCTCCCATACGGAAGTGCCAGAACTCTCTATCAGTAATAAGCATGTCACGGAAAGCCCTTTCCTCTAGCTCATACATCTTAAAGCGTTCCTCATCTACTTTCATCTGATGATCTGCCCATTCTTCTACAAGTGATCTATAGTCCTTACGGAAGAAGTCTTCAATCTGAGGAAGAGTCATCAAAGACTCTTTAGAAAGCATCTGCTGTATCTCAGGATTCTGCATATCTGCACCCTGAGAAGCAAGCTTAGTAATTATATCAGACGCGGCGTTTGATAAAATCGTCTCTTCAATCATTGCTCTTTTCTGCTCTAACATCTCATTGTAAGACATGTCATCTACAGCACGGAAGGTAACCTTTGCATACTTAGATGCAAACTCTCCCATAAGAACATTGATTACGTTAGGAATGATGGGATAAAATTTAATCTCAAGTGCAGATACATCTTCTTGAGTAAGCTGATCTACTAGATCTGCATATAGGTTGTCTTCTTCTACAATGTAGTCAGTCTTGTCAATAATACCTTTGGCAAGCTTGTAGTTCTTCAGCAAACGTCTAGCATTTCTTTTAAGTTGCTTCTGACCTTGTACTTCAATCCAATCTATATTCCAGGCAGCCCACTCTTGATCCTTCTTCTTTTCAGGAAGAAACTGAGTTGGCTGTTCCAAGGTTCCCATCTTATTCTTTTCAACCTTGGCACCAGCCTTAGCCTGCATTGCATTTATAACTTTAGGCATGTTACTTTAAATTTTTAAAAGCTGAACGCTTTCCTTTACCTCCCATAATACCTTTGTTGCCCCCTCCAATATGTCTAAAGGGACTCATATTTAATTTAGTCATTTTCTGCGTATTATCCAATTTTACAGATGACTCATTATCAATTCGTTTCTGATATCCTCTATTTGCTTGTTGCACTTTGGCAAAACTTATAAGAGCTGCAAAAGATACCAGTCTATCCACGTTTACACCAGGCTGGTATGCTTGCATTTCTTTCATAAGCATAATATCAGGAATGCGTTCAATACCAAATATACGTTTAGTAATGGTGCCGTCAGCATCAGTCTCTATATCTATCTCCTCTTTAAGGAACTCAATAGCATAGTTTATTAAGTGATTCTTAAACATTGTACCAGTATTCTTCCACCCATACTCTGCGTACACACTTCTATTACTCCCTATATCTTTCAGGAATAGGACTTGATCCTTGGGAACCAGCCACTTCTGTTTGCGTTTAGCAATCATATACTGGATAAATAGTGACACGTTATTTTCCACAAGAGTCCAAGCTCTGTAATATTCTATAATCTTTTCTAGCTGCTCATGAGTCTTATTGATATCATCATATCTACCACACCAGGCAGCTACAATTTTATCACCCTCTACAAAGCTCTGAGGACCTTCGTCAGTGATCTTTGTTACCTCAATAGGGTTCTTATATACATAGATGCTACAAAGTGACTCAGACGTTGTTGTTTTACCTTCTCCTACGGGGTCAATACTAGCATAGTACATACCAAACTCAGGATTATCTACTGGACGCTCATAAACACAAAGTACTCCAGTCTTATCTTCTTGACGCTTATCTACAGGAAAAGTATTGATTGGTTGCTTTCTGCTACGGCTAGCTTTAATACCAGTGCCGGCTTCATCCCAATCTAACTCAAGATGTTCTACAGGATAGTTTTTATCCTCAATTCTTTTGGTTTGTGATGAGATAAGGTTTTGAGGGAAGAGTGACTCTTTACGATAAGCAAAAGCCTCAGCAATGTTTGTTGGTTTCTGAGATATTCTCAGCTGATACTGCTCAGGGCTTAATTCTCTTTTCCATGTAGCCCTCTCTTCCTGAATAGCTAGCAATGCTTCCTCTATCATTGAGTTTCCCCAATCATCTATAAGAGGTGGCATAGACCACTGTTCAGGAATGAAGAGTCCCACTTCTCCTCTACTCCCCTTATCATCTAGCAGGTTGGTTTCTACTGCATAGATATCGTTGGCTTTAGGATTTAGGATCATGTCCTTTAACGGTTCACATTGTTCCAAATCCCCTACAGATCCTGCTGCAATAAACATACCTGTAGTAATCTGACCTGACGCCATGGCAGGTCTTAAGTATTCATAGGTCTGATCCATCTTAGGAGCAATACCTGCTTCCTCATGAAAGAAATAAGTTACAGGACCCCCTACTCCTTTGGTGGCATTCTTTTCAAAAGACATCCCCTGTATCTTAGACATAAGCCCTTTATTCTGCTTACGCCCATTGATAGTAACCTCAATTTTTTGCTCCCATAAAAGAGTTTTGTCAGGATTTGCTGGTCTGTACCAGGCGGTGTGTTCATTAAGAAAGTTCTTGTACTCGTCCAGGAATTTCCATGTACCCTCATCATTAACATAGGATTTAAGTGATGCACCCATCTTTAGTACAGCACCTTCTTCAAACCAATAAGTATTTAGAAGTTTGGCGGCATGAAAGTATGATGATGCAATCTGACGTTTTTTCAGAATGGCTACGTGTTTGTATTCGGCTTCAGCCAACCATTCATATAATGCCATATGATACTGAGCATCCCTAACCTTAGCAAAGCCGTATTTCTTTTCTTCCTTGTCGTAGATGGGAAGAAAATTTAACCACATGTAGTAGTCACGAGTAAGATACCAGGTGTCTTTCTCTCCCTGGATAATTACCCCATTGCGGCACTTTTGTTTTTGATCATCCCAGTACTCAACAAATTCTTTTGACATGTATGGAGCTGTACAATAAACCCCGTATTTATTGAATTTAGTAGCTTCGGCAGTAAATATTTCAGTCTCCTCAGTGAAGTTATACTCACCAGGCTCTTTAAAAAGTTCTTGGATAAACTTGACAAGTTCATTTTTTTCTTTGAACTTTGCCTCTGTCCAGACTTGCTCCTTACAGTTATAACATGAGATACTGATATCACTCATTACATTTGATCATAAGATAAGTTTTGACCTCCTCTAACAGAAGACTTCTGCTCTTCCTGTAGATCTGAATAAGCTCCTTTAAATGAATTTCGTATTTGTTCAAATTTAGCAGCTGCATTAACTATCTGATTAATGTTACCATCTCTACCATGTTCTATTGGTGTTCTCATCATATAGTCTGCCAAACGGTCCAACATACTAGCAATACCCTTATAAGCTCTATAAGTAGGAGTCTCGTATAACAGAGTACAATTCTTTAAAGCTTCTTGAATCATCTCTTCATCTGTATCAAAGTCAGAGAAATCTTTACCAGTACGTAACTCCCTGAGTATCAGGTCTTCTTTATCTCTATCGGGAATATTGAAGAAAGGATTCATATCTGGATTAGGGCAAGTCATGTAGAACAAGTAGGCATAGATGTCTAAATGTTCTTCAGGATACTCCTCTCTAATCACTTTTAGGAAGTTCAATGTATAACTATGTTCACTAGGAATTACAGTTCCGTTCTGAATATCAAATAATTTTACCAGCATTACTTATTTTGTTTGTGCCACTTGAGCATGTTAACCACCTCTTCTCTTAAATAAGGTAGCTCATAATATTTGATATCCTCAATAACATAGTCTCCTTGTGCATTTTTGCTATTAATTGGGTATCCGTTTTCATCTTCACCATCCTTTTCAAACTTCACGTGCTGTATTACCAGGTTTCCAGGCTTTAGTCTACGGTTGTGTTTGAGGATAATGTACATGTAAAGTGATAACTGTAAATTATAATGGTTTAAATTACAGTCATCCAGGTGATCTACAGGGGGTAACATCTTTTGAGATACACCTTCCCAGTTTACATAGGACTTTTCTTTAATCTCCTTATTGGTTTTATAGTCGGTGATGTGTACATAACCGTCAACAACCTCTACAAGATCTGACTGACCAGATATACCTGCAGACTTAAGGTAGACTAAATGCTCTGGATACAACCCATCTGAGAGCTTTTGAGGGGGTGCTAGCTTCTTTTCTCCCTCTGTGATAGGTCTAACTATAGGAACTTCCTTTCCGTAACGCTCAATAGTGTTAAATTCAAGCAAGTCAGCTTCTCTTTGATCATGATACCAGTTACCAAGGTCCATTGCTCTAGAAGCCTCACCATCCCAAATAGCCTTAATCTCATCAGGAGTCTTACCATACCACTTGGATTTTTTACTCTTAGAAACTCTTTCAGCTACTCCATCCCTATCAAAGGGCTTTTTAAACTTAGATATAAAAGATGTAGTACTGGTCCAGAGAATATCTTCTCCATCAATACTTACATACTTGTGGTTATTTGCTGTAAATGCTACAGACATAGTTTACCATTTTCCTTCTGGACAAGAACTTTCAACGCTTCTTGTCTTCAACTTTAAAGAACATCCACAACTCCCGCAGCAAGGTTGCGTTCCAGGAGCAAAACATTTAGATCCCTTTAAATCTAATAATGGACACTCATTACAAATATCCATTCTAGTTGTGGCTAACGCTTCAATCTCTGAGTCATTAGCCATGTAGTTCTTTACTGCATCAAGAATAAGAAACCGGTTACCCCAAGCTTCTTTAATCTTTTGTACCCGTTCCTGTACGGAATTCAGTACGTTTCTTATCCAGCTCATTAAACTTATTTTTTATTTTGTATAGTTTTTCTAAATCCTCCTTGTTTTTTCTGTATGAATCATACTTAGTAAACTCATGAGGGTTTAGTTTCTTTATCAGCTCTTCCTTTTCTTCAATCATCTTATCCATCCTATGCTTGCGAATCTTAAAGGTTCCCAGCTTTGGGATAAACATTGTAGTATCCTCTAGGCTAGACATAGCTTTTCTAACACGACTATAGAAAAAGTTTACCGCATCTGACATGAGATCTTCATCCCAGTCATTATGCTTCTGTATCTTCTTCAGTATTTCTCTGTACTTCTTTGGCTTCAACAGAAACAAATTTAAAATCAAGCAATACAGTACCGTTTACTTGAACGTTCAATATATCATTTAGCTTAATAGTCTTACGGTTCTTACCGTTTTTTACCAAAAGATTCTTCTTCTCTGCTTTAGTAATGGCATTACGTGCAGATTGTGGAGACTTAAATATATTTTTCTCCGCAACCTTAGAGCAAAAAGAAGTAAGCTCATCTTCACCCAGAAGACCAAGCTCAGTAAGACAGTTAAGATCAGACTCACTTACCTGCACACCATTCAGAAAACAGTATGTAAGGATCTGATACTTGACAACCTCACGCTTATCAAGCTTAACTCTCTTATCTACTTTATTCACCAGCATCGTCCTCACCTTCTTGTGGGTTAGTCATTTGTAAAACAAAGGCGTCTGCTTGCAATCTTTCTGCTCTAGCCTTAGATATATCTCTTAGTAGCTCCTCATATTCTAGCTGAGTTTGCAACCACTTTACTTCTTTAGTGTAAAACTCATGAAGCTTCTCTTTGCGCTCCTGGTATTCCTGTGGAGACAAGTCTTTTTTATCTTCAGACATTGTTGTTAGTTTTAAAGTTTACATTACTAATATACAAAATAAGTTTAAATATTTAAAATTTATGATTATCTTAGTAATATGAGTGAAACCATATTTATACAAGATCAAAGTGGGGTATATCCAGAGTGGTATATGAATACCACAGCTTCAATCAATTTAACTCTTAACTACTATTACGTCAGTGAAGTACCTACTTACGATTTTTCTAACTATCCTCTGGCTGGGTAGCACTGCACAGGAGTGTAGCCCATATCATCCAATAAATGATTTCTTACTATCTGATAAGAAGTCTGGGGCAATTGGATATGTATCTTGTTTTCATGCACAAGGCGTTGTAGCAGAGGTTGGATACGATAATCTGTTTGTTGGTATCTTAGCAATGGGTGAGGGACATCATGGAGCTGCATACACATTTGCACAGTATGAATTTGTAATTCGCAAATTAAGAATTTATGGTGGTCCTGTATACAGATTAAACCATGATCCAACCCTTCTTATTGGTAGAGCAGGAGCTGACTATCAGATAATCAAGCACTTATACGGAACTTTTAGTATATTGCAAGTAAATCCAAACTTGAACTATGTCCATGTAGGACTTAAACTAGTGATATGACTCTAGACAAACTACAACAAGAACGTGAATGGCTGCAGCATAGACTGTATGATATTCAAAGATCCAGTGGTTTAGAAGCTCTTAAAGAGGCCCTGGAGATAAAACAACATCTAGAAGAGATCAATACACAAATCAATGAACTTAATCACCACACATCCCGTTAAAAAAAGTGATCTAGGTTTTCATGCCAATCTCTTCGGGGGCAAACTTTTAGCCTGGCTGGATGCAGCGGGGGCAGCGTATGCCATGGAGGTCTGTGACACTCCACGTATGGTGACTGTAATGATTGATAAATGCCTATTTAAAAAGCCAGCCAAAGAAGGTCAGCTGATCAAGATCTATGGTAAAGTAGTACACATTGGTAACACCTCTATTACTTTCTATCTTGAAGCTAGAGCACACAACGTATACTCTGGTCAGCAGTCTGTTATCCTATCAACTAATATAAGATTTGTAAGAATTGATGAGAATGGTGATAGCATACCCATCTCAGATAGAGTAAAAGCAAAATACAATGAAAGCAAAAGAACAGAGTAATGATCTTAAGTGGCATATGAGACAATGGCAAGAAGCCCGTTATAGTATTAACACTGACATGAAACGCATGATGTATCATGCTAAAGAAATTAAACGTTTACAAGATGAAAAACTGGATTCTAGAGATAACAACTCTTAAAACCTGGGGACACTTCTCCATACTTCCCACTATACTTATAGGATATACTCTAGATCTAAATGGTTTCTACTCCTTAGAAATCGGATGGGGCAGATGGTTCATATCTTTAAACTTAATTCCTAAAAACTATTAACATGACAGAACACGAAATCCATAAACTCCTAGAAATTCAATATCTCAAAGGACGTATTGACGAACTACATAAAGCTATACCTACAGTAAGCAACCTAGAACGTAAACGTAAACTAGACGTACGCCTAGATAAATACTATAACAAACTTAAATCTACAGATGAAGTTGCATACCACCTCTTCCAAGTAGAAACTGCTAACCGTATGCACTCCAAACGTAAAGGCATTGAAGATATCAAAGACCTATTACAAGAAGCATATGAACATGTTGAAGATCCTGTAGTAAAAGTTAGAATATCTGAACAACTTAACAGATACACCAAATGAAAATCCTACTAGTAATAGTACTGGGAGTAATATGCGTAAAGCTTATACCCTATATCATGGATAAAATTATGGAGTACCTAAACTAAAACTCCCCGGTACACAGCAATTTTATAATCATTCCCCTCCTCATACCAAAATTTAATGTGTTTTGCATGGAGGCAGAGTCCCTAGAAACAAAGCCCCGGCAAAAAAAAAGTTAGGGGGACCCCCCATAGTCTAACAGTTTCTTTAGAAAAATACTAATTAAAAATTTTTGTTATGACAA